GTCGGGGCTGCCGCCACTCCAGTTGTCGGCCCCGCCCAGACCAAGTTTGCGGACTGCGTGGCCAGGGTGGCGCTCAGCGTGCCTGAGCTGGTGACAGGAGAGCCACTGACGCTGAACAGCCCAGGCAGGCTCAGCCCCACGCTGGTGACGGTGCCACTGCCGCTACCGCCAGTGCCAGTGTCGCCCCTGGGAATAGTGAAGTTGAGGACGGCAGCGGAACTGGTGCCACTATTTGTGACGCTGGCCGAACTACCAGCCGCTCCAGTGGTGACGCTGCCCACGGCAACCGTGGCTGCTGCCCCGGCCGCTCCGGTGGCCCCGGCGCTGCCCGTCGCCCCGGTGTCTCCACGCGGGATCGTGAAGGCGAACACCGCTGCGCCGGATGTGCCGGTGTTGGTGACGCTGGCGGACGATCCAGCGGCGCCGGTGGTGACGCTGCCAACCGAAACAGTGGCGGCCGATCCGGCTGCACCCGTGGCACCCGTTGCGCCAGTGCTGCCCGTCGCCCCGGTATCGCCTCGGGGAATCGTGAAGTTCAGGACCGCTGCGGAGCTGGTGCCTGCGTTGCTGACGCTGGCCGAACTGCCTGCGGCTCCGGTGGTGACGCTGCCCACGGCAACCGTGGCTGCTGCCCCGGCTGCTCCGGTGGCGCCCGTGGCCCCGGTGGCGCCTGTCGCTCCGGCGCTGCCAGCCGGGCCGATCAACGAAACGCCAGCGCCCCAGGAGCCTGCCGCCTTCGGGCCATAGAGGCGGCTGGCGGTTGAATCCAGGTAAATGTCGCCGTTAACGCCGAGGCTGCTGCTGGGCGCGCCGGAACCGCTCAGGATGGTGTTCCCGCTGCCGCCGCCCCCAGTGGAGTAGTAGGCCAGCGTGCTCCAGACGCTGGTGCCATCGCCAATCTTCAGCCTCCGCGCATCCGTCTCAAAGCCCCATTCGCCATTGAGCAGCACGGGGTTGGCGGCAGTCCACGCCGCCGCCGTGTCGCGCCTAATGACAATCCGTGCGGGGATGGTCTGAGTGGTCATGCCCCACCTCCGTCGTAGATGAACTCAATGCCGCCGGTCGCGGGCGGCGTGGTTGGCGTTGGCGCCGCACCACCATCGAGGATGTAGTCGATCACCGGGTCAGGATCAGACTTGATCAACGGCACCCGGCAGAACGTCCCGTCGTCGAAGCGCTGCGGCTGGGTTTCGACCTTGTAGCTGGCCCCATCCACCGTGATGGCGTCGCCATAGCCCAAGCTGCCGAAGGTGGCCGTGGGGACGGTCAACAAATAATCAATGATCGTGATCTCGCCGCCGAGGATCAGTTCGCTGTTTTGGTCGAGGATCCCCACGCCAGAAACGGCCCCGGCGACCACAGGGACGCCGAAGCCGTTGAGGTCGAGGAAGACGCTGAGATCCTCGGTGAAGGCCATCTCAGCTGTACTTCTTCAGGCCGTAGCCAAAGCAGGTGACGTTGCTGGAAGCGGCGCCCGTCTCAGCGGTGCAGCTCAAACGAATGTAACGCTTGAGGTCATTGCTGTTCAGGGTGATCACCTGCTTTGATGCAGCGTTGGCAATCGCGGTGAAGCTGCCGCCGGTGGCAGCGGCATAGGTCGAGTTGTCATCCGACTCTTCAATGCGGAAGGTCAGGTCAGTGCTAGCGCCAGCAGCAGTGCCGGCCAGGATGATCTGAACATCACCCTCAAATCCTTGAAGGTCCACGCCGGTCTGGTTGCCGGTCGCGGTGATCGTGGTTGTAGCCAGAAGGGTGAAGTGCTGGAGTTTGTCCAGCGAAAGCTCATGAACAGCCATCGGTTTGACGGGGGGTTGATTTACGGGAGCGAGGCTTTGCGGCCTCTGGTGCGGTGATCACCACCGGATCAGGACCTGGCGCCTGCTCAGCCCTGCCCATGGCCAGCAGGAGCCGGGCATCTGCAGGGGTTGCCTCCACCACGTCGCCAACCCGTGCAGGTCGGCCACTGATTGAGGTTTGGCGCAAGATCCTGATCCTCATGGCCATCACAGGGTGTTGTTACCGCGGCAGAAGGCTTGGGGGTGGCGCACTGCGTAGTCGATGGCCTGATGAGCCACGACCCGGATGTTGCCCTCCTTGTCCTCTGAGTAGGGGTTCACCTGGAGATCGACGGCACCGAAGAGGCCCAGAACGAGCTGGCTCCAGACGCCGAAGAACACGTCGCCAGTCTCCACCTGGTTGGAGCGGACCACGCCGTAGCTGTTCACGGTGCCGCCAGGCTCAAGAACAAACTGAGCGGTGTTAGTCGCTTTTTCGGTGGTCTTGAATCCGCCGTAGGTGGTGGCGTTGGTGACGTACCCCATGGTGCCAATGTCGGCGTCATCGGCCGCGACTTGGGTTTCCATGTCCACCAGCTCGGCATAGGTGGGCTGGTTTGCAGCGAAATCCTTGGTGTTGATACCTGTGGTGATCTTGAGTCCTTCGGGCTGGGAAGAGGATCCCAGGCCGTAAAGGGCGACCCGCGCTTGCTCCAGGGCCATCACGGTCACCAGGTCATTGCGGACAAACGCCTCAACGTCGATGGAGCTTTGCAGCATCAGCGAGCGGGAGAAGCGAGTCCAAGCGCTCATTTCTTTGAGCGTCATCGCGACTTGGCCCACGCTGGGCTCAGATTCGGCGGCGGCCACGCCTTCACCCTTCCAGTAGACCTGGCTTGCGCCGGTCTGCTTGGGGATGCCCACGGGCCCAGTCAGGCCGGCCAGGACGGTGACGCCAAGGCCGGTCAAAAAGTTGCGCTTGCGCAACAGCTCGATGAAGCTGCCGGGGCGAGCGTCGGTGAAGATCAGGTCACCGGCGGCGGAGGCTTGGCCAGCGATCAGGGACCGGGAGAGCACATCGTTAGGGATCAGGATGCCCTTGGGGCTCATGCCCATCCGCTGGGCGGCAGCATTGCTGGCCTCGCGCTCAAAAGCGGCTTCCTCCTGGAAGGCGCGCTCGTTAGGGAAGAGCTGGGCGCGCATTGCCTTCAAAAAGCTGAAGCTGCGGGCCTCTTTGTCGGTCAGGCCGATGTCAGCAGAAGCGCCGGCGATCGGCTGGGCAGCAGCGGCCGGGGTGGCGGGCTGCTTGGCGCGCTTGCCGATGGCGGCGAGCACGTCTTTCATGGCTTCGGTTTCGGTGGCACCGCGTTCGATCAGGCCCTGGGCCAGGTCGTCGGCTTTGTGCTCACGGCAGAGGCCGGTGATGCTGGCGACGCGGGAACGCTCATCGGCCGCAGCCTGAGCCTTCACCGCCTCGATGTCGATGGTCGGTTCCATGGGATCGATCGGGGGTTTGGTTTGGTCTGCGGCCGGGGCCGCTGTGTCGCCGATTGCTCGGCCTTGGCCAACGGTGGCGTCGGCTGGGATGGAAACGGTCGAGACCTCCATCGGCGTGAACGCTGTGACCAGCGCCACGCCTTCGCGCGACTTGAGGTCAAGCGGCGCGTCGATGGAGTACATGAAGGAGACGTTGCGGATGATGCCCGCCTCCCAGTTCTGCCGGACCTTCCATTCGTCGGAGCCCTCGGACTTGGTGTTGGGGCTCCAACGAGTGCGAACCATGCCGCGCCCGTCACCGCCCTGCCAAGCCTTCTCGACTCCACCGAGAACCACATCGGGATTGTGATTCCAGAGCCATGGCGCCGCCCCTGAATTGAGGCGGGCCATGTTCATCGCGCCGGGGTCATGGCTGAGGACTTCCATCCCGAAGTAGCGCTCGACTGGCTCCTCTGACGAAAAGCTGAACTCGACTACCTCGGGGTCGTCCTCCGCGCGGCACCAGCTCGCCACCACCGCATTGCGGTAGAGCGGCTCGCCGTTGTGGTCGCGTTGTTCCATTGGCGCGGCGTTTCCTGCGCTCAGGCTAGGAACTCTGATCTCGTCACTCATGCTGAAGCGTCCTCCGGGTCGTCTTCGAGGTCGTCGTCGGGGTCTGGCTCGCTGGGATCTTCCGGCTCGCCATCCGTTTCCGGCTGGGCGTCGGGGGATCCGCCCTGCAGGTCGTCGGCGGGGTTGGTGTCGAACTGGATTCCGAGGGACTCGGCCCGCTCCACCTCAGCGGCGCGCGCCAGGAGCAGGTCTTCCAAGTCGCCGCCTTGCTCAGCCACGATCTGCGCTTGGGTTTTGAAGCCGGAGCGGACCAGATCTTTGTTGGCCGCCGCTTCCTTCTGCGGATCCACGAACTCCCAGCCGCGCGGGAACCATTTCACGGCTTCGTAGCGCTCTGGCGCCAGGTCGTAGCCCGGAAGCTGCAGCGTGCCGGCGCCAACGGCAGCAGCCATGGCGCGCTCAAAGACGACCTGGCACACGTCTTCAATTATCCAATCCTGCAGGCTGCGCCAGAGTTCAAGCACCTCCAGCCGCTCAAGGCGGCTGCTGCTGTAGTTGGACTGGCTGTAGTCCGCGCTTACCGTGGGATAGGGCACGCCGGAGCCGGCGGCCAGCGAGCGCAGCATGGGCCGCAGGAACGATTCATATTCGGTGTCGGCGTTGCCCAGCTGCGGCACCGTGACGCTCTCGCCTGGCGCCAGGTGCTTGAACACGCCGGGCTCGAAGTTGGTCAGCCGCTCGCCATCCTCCACGCCATCACCGACGAGCTCGCCTTCAGGGCTCTGGATGAAGCCCATCAGGCTGGAGCGTGCGCGCTTGCCGACCACCTCGGCCTCCTCGAAGCCGGCGACGTGGTGCATCCGCTTGATGCTGCTGGCGAACATCGGGACGCCCCTGGTCTGGCCGGGCCGCTCGGGGATGAACAGGTGAATGATCTGCTCGGCCGGCACGTCGGTGGTCTCGTAGCCGACGGCGCCCGACACATCGCCAGGGTGGCGAAGGCGGAAGCGGTAGGCGGTGGGCCGTCCCCAGCGGCTGACCTGAACGCCCATGCGCCACTCGTTGCCGTTGGCATCAGGGCCAACGGTGTGCGTCTCGTCGCAGAGATCGGCCTCGAGTATCTCCAGTCCCAGCGGCGTGCCGCTGTTGCCGAACGCCTCGGGCACCAGTCGGATGAACACCTCGCCGGATTCGGGGACGGCGGCCATGGACTGGCGCAGGATCCGCGCGAACGACAGCTTGCCGGCGGCGTGGATGTGCTCCTTGCGGCAGTAGCGGCGCCACCAGGCTTCGATGCGGTCGTTGGTTGGCTTGTCGAGCCGGCCGCCGCCGCGCACCATCGGAACGCGCGATTGCATCCGAATCCCGCGGCCGATCACGTTGGTCACGATCGCCCGGCGCGCTGCCTGCACATAGGGGTTGTCCCTGAGCAGCTGCCGTGAGCGATTGCGCAGCCGCACCAAGCTGCCGTCGATTTCGGCGTCGGCGCTGGTGGAGCTCGTCACCCAGTCGGCCGTGAGCCGCGACACCAGGGCGCCTTCGTAAGCGCGGCGGCGTGGGGTGCTCGGGGTCTGCTGCTGGGGCTGCTTGGCCTTGCGCTTGCTCATCGCCCGAACCTCACATAGATCGAGCGCGGATCACCCAGGCCGGCGGCCACCTTCTCGGCGGCTTTCTCGCGGGCCACGATTGCTTTGAGCTGCGACTCGCGCTGCATCAGCTGGCCCAGGTCGGCAGCATCGAACCGCCTGCTGCCGATCGTGTAGCTCTTGAACCCCTTATTGACGATGGCGCGGATCGCGGCGCGCACCTCATCGAGCTCCACCTCGGCCTGGCTGCGGCCATCAAACGCACCGGGGCTGCCGGCGTAGCTCAGGCTGGCCAGCGCTTGGAACGTGCCAGATCCCACGGTGATCACCGTGGCGCCGCTGGCGATTCGGCTCTGCCAGCTCCAAAGGCCAGCATCAAAGGCGCCGGACGTGGTGGCGCTGATCGCCATGTTCCAGCCGCCATCGCTGCGGGCCGTGCCGGTGACCGTGGCGCCTTCGCTGGCGGTGTTGAAGCGCAGGAAGGTGGTGAACGTCCAGGCCGCTGAGGTGGCGGCGTTGCCGTCGAGGTCGAGCGCAGCCGGCTCCACCCATGCCACCGTGTCGCCGGCGCGGATTGTCGCAGGGACTGTCATAGCCTCAGGCTAGGAAGGCTGATCTACCAGCCCGACACGAAACCACCCGAGCGCGTTGGCGTGCTGGGCCTGGCCTGCCGCTGGGGGGCGGCTGGCTTGGTGAGCTGCGCCTCGAGCTGGTCCCACATCGTCGCGCGGTTGTAGCGGCGCTTCACCAGCTCCAGCGCGGCGTAGGCCATCCGGGTGCAGTCGCCGGCTTCGTCTCTGCTGCCGGCAGACAGCGCCCAACTGTAGGTGGTCTGGCCCTTGTCGCGCTTTGGCATACGCTTCCAGGGGAACAGCTCGGCCAGGAATTGATCGGTACTGGCCATGCCGAAATGCAGATAGCCGGGGCCTGGCTGCTCATTGCGCAGGCGGCCCTGGAGGTGGTTCACGCTGGCGTCGTAGCCGACGTTGAACAGCAGCACGCCGCGCTTGGTGATGCCCTGGTTCTTCCGGTTCACG